TGCTCCTCCATTTGCGGTTCATCGACAATGGCTTCAGTTGCGATATCTTGCTCCGGCGCTCAGTTCGTGGATTCGCTTTGCTTTGTCGAGTCTATCAACAACTTCCTGCGCCTCAAGAATGGCTGCAACCGCTCTCTCCAGCGTCCCGCAGCACACCTTAGCGCCCACAGGAACAACCGACAAGCAGTAAGGGCAACTCAGTTCCTTCTCTACATTGTCAGCCCACATGGAGGCCATCTGCTCACGAACAAACGCAATCTTCTCCACGCCAGCCTGATATTCAGGGTCGGCGGCGTTGGCATCGTTCACAACTTGATTGAGAGCGTCGTCATTCACAGCCAAAGTCTCGCTTCACAATCCCTAGAAATGTTTGGAGCGCAAACGCACATTGTTCTTTAGCGTACTCAGTGATAACCTGCTCATCACTTTTACGCTTCCCATCATCGAATTCATCGAGAGCAAATTGGTATACGGGAGTCATTTCTTTTTCCTCATGCCCGCATAGCCTTTTGCAGCAACCGCATCACGCCTCGTCTGCGGGTCTTTGGAATCCAGCGCAGCGTCTATCCGCTTGGCTCCCAACTTCTCGTCCTGCGGAACGCCTAACTCAGCGTGAAGACGCCCCGGATGCGAAGTCCATGAACCCTTCGCTCCGAGGTCTACCGTCTTCGTTTTCTTCTTGTCGTAGAGGCCAGCCATACCGCCTCCGCTCTAATACAGAACGACGGTTGTACTCGCGTAAGCAGACGATGCAGCCGCCGAATAACTCAGCGCCCCAGTCAGTCCGCCCCAGTTGAGAATCGTCACTCGCGCAGAGAGGCTGTTGTAGCCCGTCACAAACGTGGTGAAATTCGCATTGGTCGTCAGACCCGCTGCCTGAAAGAACTTCGCATCACAAACAACCAGACCGCCGCCGTAGGCAGTTGCCGCTGTCGCCGCTTCCTGCAAGCCAAAGTCACCAGAGCGAACGAGGTCACCCTGACCATGGCCGAAGCTGAAGGCAGCAGTGATGATGCAGGTTCCGTAAATCGTCGGTGTGGGATTCGATACGCTGGTAGGCGTCACCGTCTCAATCGACGTCCCGCTGCCAATCGTAATCGGGATGCCAGCAACAGGCGACACAGCGCGACCATCAGGCGTGTACACCACACCCAGCGCCAGCGTGATCGCATAGGTTCCCGAATTCGGAGAGCCAGAGATGACCTGAAACGCAGGGGTTTCTGGGTTTACGCCGTAGGCATAGTTGAAAGCGTTGAATTCAGCGGAATACTTTGTGAGTGCCATGTTTTCTCCTGTTTACTGCATTCCGCCCATAGGCGTTGACTCTTCTGCGTGCTGCGGCTTGTCTTCCGAACCCTCTTCGCCGCCCATGAAAGACTTTAGCCCTTCGCCCATATCTTCAGGCGAGTCATGCTCCTGCGTCTCTTCGTGCGTGCCGTCTTCATGGATGCCGTGCGTGTGGCCCGTAAATCCGTCATGCTTGGCATGGTGATGCTTCGACTCAGGCTCGTGCTCGTGGGCGATATGCGTGGTCATGTGGAGCAGGTCGGGATGCTGTTCTTCCTGACCGTCCTTCATGGTGTGGTAAGTGCCGTCGCCGTGGTCGTGAATCTCCATCGGCGCACCAGACTCTTCGCGTTCACCCTCAGGCTTGGCTTCAGCAGGTTGGCGCATCTTCGACATCCCGTCCTGCATCGACTTCATGCCGCCGCCCGGACTCATCAGCTTATTCAATCCCATCGCCATTAGTGGGCCTCCGCGATAGTGAGTGCCTTTTCAGCATCTTCGTACGTGAGGAAGTCACCATAGTTCACGCCGTCCTTGTCGAGCGAGAACAGGTTTTCTCCGCGAGGCGTGATGGTGAATCCGTTGCCAGTGACCAGCGCAGCGGAATCAGGTACAGGCGCGTCCTGTGGAGGGATGATGGGCGTGAACTTAGCCGCATCGGGATTGGCTGACTGGCTCACATACTCCGCGCCAATGCCGTAGGGGTCGCCCTCGCCAGCAAAGCCAGTATCCCAGAATTCGTTGTAGGACGAGCCGCCGTCACAATGCTGCGGAGTGCCGCGCAGATGGTCGGGTGTGGCTTCGGTGTCGGGCAATCCCAAGCACTTGCGTTCCGCGTGGCCGTCAGTCTTCACAGACCCCGGATTCATCTCTTCAAAGGTTGCCATTAGTTCTCCTGTGACTTCTCGCGCTTCATCTGCTCTGCGTTCACTTGCTGCTCAAAGAGTCTCCGCACGTCGCCAGAGTTCTTTGCGTGAATAATACCATCATCCGGCTTAGCAGCTTGCACGCGGAGTTTTTCAACAAGGGCATCGTATCGAGCCTGAATCTTTTCGGAACGTTCCTTCCATTGCTCGCACTTTTCGTCCTGAGTAGCCATTGCACCGGTAGCTTCACGCAGAATAGTGCTGTTTTCATCGCGCACACTCACCCACCGAAAGGCGCAATATCCACAGCAAACCCAGCCGATAATCGCCGCTATTACTGCCGCCCAGACCATGCGCTTCCCCTCCGTCGCTTATTCTCTGCTTCCCATCGCAATACAGCCATGCCCTTCGTGTGCATCGGCTTGTCGCCAAGGCTATCATAAAACTCCTGCGCCCTCACCGACAAAGGCGCTTGCATATTTGCCGTGTGCATTGAGTATGCCCAATAGCGCAGGAAATCACCCACATCGTCAGCCTTGGTCGGCTGCTTCCAAACGTCCTCAGCCCGGCCCGGATGCTTAGTATCTCGAATGAGCATCGGAACGGCTTCGATAGTGTCGGTGCATCGTGAAGAAATAAATAGCAAAGGGGTCTTCAAAGAGTAACCCCCTGCCTCTTTGTCAAAATCATCATCAGTGCGCGTCGGAGCCATCTTTCCCGCAAGCACATCTGCCGTCTTCTTCATCATGGCGTACAGAAACCGCCACCCACCTATACGCCCATTCGCCGCTTGTTCTGCCCACGGCAACCCAGCCAACCGCAACTCTTGATTGATGGTGTCTGCCGTACTGTGCCCTTTGGAGTCCTTTTCCCACGCGTCCACAGAGAGAAAATACCGCTTCATCTGCTTGCGCTCGTTCTCGTCCATCATGCCGACCAACTGACGGATTAGTTCACCCTGCTCAGTCTCCTGCACTACATGGTCACGGCACAGCACCCAGACCTCCACAGGCTCATCTATGACAACGCCGAAGACTTCGTGGAATTGCTTGGGAGCGACCTTTCCCCCTGTACCCCATCCACACGCCGCGTGATGCACAAATCCATCATCGTGACCTGCCCATCTAGGCCACCACGGTTGCACCAACTTGGCCTCTTGCTGGGCCGTCAGTATCAGCTTCGATTCATCCCACACACCCGCGAAATACTGCCCTGCGAAGCTATCGAACGAACCGAGAAGATGGCCGGCGCGTAGGCTCTGCGGTAGCGCATTGAGTTTTCGTCCCTCCGCCGTTCTATCTACGAATAGCTCGAATCGTTCTTCGCTGCTCATCGCGTAGAACTGCTTTGCGGTCAATCCCAACCCACTGAACCATACGAAATTGTCCCACCCAAACATATGCACAAACTCATAGTCGGTTGGTCGTTCTCCGCCATGAAAGCGTCTCTGCGCAAACACCCGTCTCAGGAACTCAGTACCCACACCGCCAGGATTGAAGAACAGCGCCGTTTTGCACTCACCCAAAGCTGTATCAGGCCAGCGGTTGCAGGTGTGCATAATCTGCAACTCGTACTCGCTGAACTGCTCGGCTTGGTCTACAAATAGGTCGTAATACTGCACGCCCCAGAACTTGCGATCAACTTCCTGCTGATTCTCTGCATAAGCAAACACAATGCGAGAACCATTGGGCAATCGAAACTCATGGTCGCCAGCTCTCCAGTAATCACGCAGTTCAGGCCACTCGCGCATGAATTCGTCCACATGGTTTCGCTTGACCTCATCCCAGACTCTTCGAACAATGCAGCCATCCGTGCCGGGGCGGTTCTGCCTGCGGTCGAGCATGATACGTCGGATAGCAGCGCTCTTGCCACCTGCGCGACTTCCGCCACCACCAATCCAAGTTGCTGCATCAGGCCCGGTTTTGTAGATGAGCTTGCCAAGTTCGAGTTGCTTGGGTTGGAGACGTAGCTCGATAGGCTTCATAGCTGCGGGGAGGGAGTCATTTCGGTTCAGGTGAGGCCGCTTGTAACAGCTTCTCAAGCGTAGAAGCGGCGTAGCAGTAGAAGCTAGTGGGTGTGCGCGGATAGTATTGCAGAACCCAGAGAGAATCAAGCCGGATGCACTCTGCCTTCTCTTCCTCTGAGATGTCAGCGAACTGCGTTTGAGGGTCGCCGTGGTCATGGTTCTCAAACCACTTCTCTACTGTGGAGAAATCGCCCTTGTGCGGGTTGTGTTCAAGGTATAGACCGCCCTCAGCCGGAAGCTGTGTCAGCAACGCTGATGCGCGGTACATCTCCAGGAGTTTGTCGTAGTCAGAGGCGCGCACCCAACCGCCGTCATCTGCTACCACAAAGGCGCACTCATCGTTGGTCACGTCCTTGCCATAGATGCTGACATACCGCTCTACTGCTTCAGGGTCGAACTCAAGGGGTGCGCTCATCTTGCCAGCCTCCAGTTTCCATGCTGAATCTTACCGCTATGTGGAGCTTTTCCGCAGGTGTAGTGTTCGCCAGTCTGCTCATCATGCTCGCTCAGAAAGCCGCAGACCGCAGTTGTTTCTGCACCCGTAACAGTCGCCCCTTCGGGCAAGTTGAAGCCGTGGTCATTAGGTTTCGCCATGATGCCAGAGACAAGCGCCTCAAGGTCAGGCTTGCCAATCCTCATCTCTGAGCCAGCGACGGGCGGGTGAGCTTCTGGACGGATAGTTATCACGCCCTCAGCGGGAACAGAAATAGTGGTGAAGGTTCTCGTTTCGTCAGTCGCTGCAACCTTGCCCGTAAAGCTGATTTTGGTGTGCCAAGAACGGCTCTTACACTTCGAGCATTGCGCTGGAGGGTCGATACCAACTGCGAGCCAAGTATGACCGCACGTTACAACCTCACAACGCCAAGCCCAAACCTGCAATCTCATGTGTTCTATTGTCTCATAAATGCGAGACGTTGGAACACTAACTCACATGAGCAATAACAGAACCCGGCCCTGCGCCTGCCGCCACAGCCCAGTAGTACGCATAGCCCAGCGTGTCCTGATAGCTTGTGCCAGCAGTAGGCGTGCCCAGAGATACGCCGTTCTGCGGCGCTCCAGAGCTTCCACCCGTAGGCGGCGTATTCGAGCCGTAGATCGTTGCCCCAATGCCCACGCACTGAAACGTGATGCTCCTACGCGCAACAGCACCCGAATCAAGCGGCGCAATCACACGCGAAATCGACCCCATTGCAATCGTGTCCGTCGCTGAAAACAAAGGCGTTGTCGTGCCCGAAGAGACTTGAATCGTAAGCGGCCCGTAAGGGTTGAAGAGTGGCATGGAATCACCTCAAAGCGATGCTATCACGACTCTAAAATTGACTTCGTAACAAACTGTATCGGCCCGCCATCCTTGCCGGCGTGGTTCAGGTCGAGACGCTCCCCGTATTTCTTGGGGTTTAGCTGCCCAGCCCGCTTCATAAGCGTCTGGACGATGAGCTTGGAGCGCTCCACGTTGTCCCCGGTCTTCTCCTGCGTGCCCCACTCTTGTGTAGTGGTCACAAGCCCGACGCGGCCCGTATGTGCCTCATTTACAGCAGCATCCGCGTAGGTGTCAGCAGAAAGCACTCGTGCGCGCGCGGAACTCTCCGCAAATGCCTCGTTACTTTTCATCCAACGGTAAACAGTTGTGAGGCCAGGAGTTCCTTCCCATTCCGGTTCGGCCCTCATCGTGTCCAGAACATGCTCCAAACCCATTCTTGATTCCACCAAACGCTCACAGATTTCGTCTGCTATCTGTTGGTCGAAAGGGATTGAGGGTCTGCCAGCCATAGGGGGTAAGGATATCAGACAGCCACGAGAAAATAAAGGGCAATAATTGACTTGGCTAACCCAGCGGAACAGGAGAGCTGTGACTTCAGTGGTTTTAGGGCTTTTTGGCGAGAACGTATGTATTAACGGCCCAGCCAATGATCGTGCCCGCAGTTATGCACACGCCTATTACCCAGCGAAAGGCAACCTTGTATCCATGCACTTCTTCGCTAAGTTTCGTCACCTTATCTCGTAGGTCTTTGGCCTCACCTTTAAGGTGAGCAACGGCCTCCATCAGACCACCAATCTTGTGCGCAGTATCTAGATTGTGTTCGATAGGCGGAGATGGAGACCTGACTGGAAAATCTTCAGGGGTGACAAACTCTCGATAGGGCTGGCGATGTTCAGGCATTCACTGGAGGCTGCGCGGCTAACCACTCCCACACTTCGGGCTTCGCCACACCGAAATATCCCTTCACCGGCACGACGAAAAAGGTTTGCGGGCTGGAGATTCCGAGGCTATCCGACATCTCTTTGCTGGTGATACTAGTGGATCTAATGAGCCACTTTCCCGCTTCGATCTTGAGTGATTGTGTAGGGAATTTTTGCGCAACCGCAGCGTCAACCGCTTCCGTGCTGCCATTTAGCGAAATCAATAAATACGTTGCCATCTGTCCTGAACTTACCATACTGGTTTTGGAATGATGAGCGCAAGACAGCGGTTATCAGTCAGCGTGGCATGGGAGAGGCGCTGGGGATGAGCACACAGAGCGGAGGACGATTCCCGCGATTCATCAACGGCAAGGCCATCGCTAAATACATCGGTCCCGAACTCAAGGAAAAACTCGATAAACCCCTTGTTTTTCAGGCATCCGCATCGGTCCCGAACTTGGGTATGACGCTAGAAAAAGTACATGGGTTCGACGTTACGCTCTTGATCGAAGTGTGTGAGTGTGCAGAGAAGGCCGTCGAAGTCGCCAGCAAGAGCCTTTGCCACTCTCGATTCCGGCGATTGCTGCATCGAGACCTAACTTCCATCGCGTCCCATCAGCATTTAGGCCTCCGACAAAACTGATTCGGGGGTGGAGGTGCAAAAGTCAGTTTTTCCAGCACCGCAACCTGTTTTTTCAACGAGGCAATTTTCTTGTCTCGACGCTTGATTGCATCAGTAACGGCGTCCGCGCGGTTACGGAATGTGGACGACTTCGATTGAAGGCCGTCAAGAGGCTCATCCCTTTCAGGGTTGTAATATTCCACGCCATCATACGAAGTCCACAGGGTAGCGCGGCTCTCCATGATGCCATTGGTTAGAGCGTACTTGCTAGACCAAATCATAAATATCTCAGGTGTCTCACTCATTTTCTACTCCATCCTCGCTAGTCAGGCGGCTAATTCCCAAAATCCCGCATAGTAATTGCGGGCGTGGGCGTATCCATCAGGAAGCACGCACCACAACATGCCAGTTCCTAACACCTTGCAGAGTGTACCCATATCTCCGCTTTTCTTCCGTAGGGTGATGTTAGATTCGTGCGCGTGTTGTGAAAGTCGAACCCTAACTCCGTTGACGCGCTTGATTTGCGCGTTTACAAGGAATACCTCAGCTTCCCGCGCAGGCTTCTCTACTTCGAGATATCGCTTCCATGAGGCCGCGTTAGCCTGTCTCGTGCGGACACCCTTACGTGCTGCTTTCTGTCGCTTAGTGAGTTTCATTTCGCCTCCAACTGCTTCTCTAACTCCGCAATCCTGTCAAGCAGTTTGATTACAGTTTCTGGGGATGCCGCTGCGGTGTAGGCCGCGAGTGCTTTGCGTTTCACTTGAAGCGGGTCTTGGTCGCGCGGAATGAACTGCTGCGCTTGTATTATGCAGCGCCATTCATCGCCAATCTTAGCCTCTATCTCGAATCCTGCACCGACTACAGACACTTCCCATAAACCTTCAGGGGCCTTGCTTGCCAGCGCTCTCAGCTCATCATTGGTCATTGGGTTTCCTCTCGGCCAGAAATTCTTTGATTCCACTCGACAGCGCATATTTACTGGACAATACAGTCAGAACCGCATCGCTCATTCGTCTCCTGCTTTCTGGCTCTCGCCCTTGCTCACAGTTCTTTCAGTGAAATCTTTCCGCCGCTCTTGTTGATTAGACCCGCCTTGTTGAGCGTGCATACGACTCCAGCGATACTGCCATTCGCGCAGCCAATGAGGATGCGTAGCTGGGTCTGCGTCATAGCGCCGTGAACCATCAGCGCGTCAATAGCCTTTGCGGGGTGACCGCTGAGCTTCTGCTTCCACTGCTCCCATGCCGCGCTCACGCGTGGAGTCGCAGCCGTAGCGGATCCGCCCATCGCATCAAGCTCGCCAAACATCTTCTTGAGGCCGTTGTGAAGCGGAAAGAGAATGTCTCGTAGTTGGCTCACGCCTTGCTCGATAGCCGCCGTCTTCTGGCGCTCCAATCGCAACTCTTCCTGCGCCTCAGCTAGTTGCTGATTGCGCTGATAGAGTTCGCGCTGGAGAGATTCAACCACGCCCTGCGGGCTGGGTGTTCCTGTAAGTATCAGTCCCATCACTCACCGCTTCCTTGCATCAGCTTTGCCCGGAACGCTCCGAGCGTCTGCGTGAGAATTGCTGGAGCGCCTACGTCTTCGAGGCGACGGATGTAAAAGAACGACATCTGCAACGCCTTGAGGTTCAGCCGCGCTTCGTCGTATTGGTCAATCGCCATGACGTATTCGTGGGCGTGAGAGTGTGTGCCTGTCACCCACGCGACCGCCGCCTTACGCCAATGGCTGAATTGCATGAATAGTGCTGGGTCGCCAGTCTGCGGATTGTCGGGATGGTATTTCATGGCCTTCGCACGGAAGGCAGCGTCAATCTCGGCAACAGTAGGCGCGGGATTGTCAAAACCCAAACCCTGCTGCCACGAAAAATCTTCCTTCTTGCGTGAGAACCAGACAGCCACGCCGGGGTCAAGATGTTCATTGTCGCTGCGGGATACAAGCACAGAGGTCGCACCCAAACGCTCCAACTCTTGCGTTAGTTTTTGGCGCGTGACAGCCCAGCCCTCCTTCCATCGGCCTTGACCCACACGCTCCTTGATGCGGGTGCGCTCTAAACCATCCGGCCACTTCAACTTTGTCTCTTCGATAATGTCAATCTTCGCCATTTATTTCGCTCCAATCTTGTAGTAGGTGATGACCGAAGTCTTTTGTTTGCGGAACCCAAACCGATTTAGAATCTTCGGGCCGATGTCGCGCTTGCCAAGGTAAACATCTGATAGATATGCCGCAGAAACGCCCAGCGATATAGCGAACTGGCGCAGTGATTGCGACTTTTGACGCTCTTTTATCAGGCGCAGAATATGATCTTTTGTCACTTCCATGAAACCGAATTTATACCCTCTCAGGGTGGGTGTCAACTTATTTTAGCAATGTTAGCCAATTCCGCTTGACACGTTTCTACGCATCGGCTAAATTGGATACACGCTCAAGAACGAAAGAGCACAGGAGATGACACATGGCAAGCGGCGTAAAGGAACTTGAGGGGCGCGTAGGCGTTCGAGACATGGTGCGGTTCGACCCATTCAAAATCAAGGTCGAGAAAAACTTCAACCCCCGCGTGAAGGAAACTCTACGCGCCAATATCGACCGCTTGAAGCCCATGATTGCTTCGGCTGGTGGCGTACTTCAGCCTCTCTGGGTGCGCCGCGATGGTGAGGATTGCATCCTGATTGATGGTGAATCCCGCCTGACTGCCGTCAAGGAACTCATCAAGGAAGGACTTCTGCCGGCAACAGAGGGGAAGGACGACAAGCCCTTTGGTGTTCCTGTTCTGTGTATGGAAGGTTCCGCGGATGAAGTCACGCGCATCAAGTATGCGATGACAGCTAACGGCGGCGCTCCGCTTGAGAAGTGGGAGATTGGTAAGAACTACGCTCGTCTCATCAACCTCGGACAGACAGAGGAAGATATCGCCACGGCGTTCGGCAAGACTCCGCAGTACATCGCTTCCTGTCTCGCTCTCAACGATGCCGACGACACTGTAAAGCATATGTTGGTAATGGGTGAGGTTTCTGAGGGCAAGGCTGTATCAGCCGTCAAGAAGTTTGGTTCGAAGGCCGCAGAGCACATTGCGGCGGCTCCGAAAAACGCCAAGGGCAAAGTAGTACGCGAGCGGAAGCAGGAGTTTGACGTGAAAGCTCTCGTAAAGGCTGTGCGTGTACTTCTGGCGGATGCCGCCCAACAAGGCAAGCCTGTCGTGTTTGAGATTCATTCCGATCTCGTCCGCGATGTACGCGAAGCAATGAAGGGCGCTAAGTAGTTTCGGCCTAAGCTGATTCACCCCCACCACTCAACCGTCTAGCGGAGTTGCTAGAAAGCAAGGGTAATAACCATGAACACCTACAAAGTCTGGATGTCCGCAACAAGCACTATCAACACGACCCTCGAAGTTGAGGCGCAGGATGAGCAAGACGCTCTGGAGAAGGCAAGAGATTACGCCATCGAGAACAGCCGCAATGCGGCGTCTGACCTTAGCTGGTACTACGAAGGCTCGGGCGATGTCGAATTAGACGATGAGTGCTGCTGGAAAGCGGACTTGGTACCCCCGCCGCCGCCCTACAAAAGCCCCACGGAGCGCATGGCTGAACTGATTGGCTCCCACCCGTTCACCGTAGTTGCGGAGAAGCGGTACTACCGCCTGTTCGCTGGCACAGAGGATGTCACCTTCACCGTCGCTAACTTTATGGGCTTGAAAACTCAAATGAGCGCGGGAAAGTACAAGTGTGACGCTGTGATGATGAATCCCACCACTTGCGCCAACGAGGTTCTAACCAACCTATGCTCGAAGATCGGGCGTGAAGTCGGCCCCGTAACCGTACTCTAGCCCCACCACTCAAGGAGAAATATATGGACATTGTAAATATGGTCGGTGGAGTGATTTTTAGCGCAGCGGCGACCGTACTGAAAGACGCGTTGGTTGAAGCGGTAGAGAAGAAGGCCGACCTGCGCAGTGCCGACCTGTACGGTGCCAACCTGTACGGTGCCTACCTGCGCGGTGCCAACCTGTACGGTGCCGACCTGCGCGGTGCCGACCTGCGCGGTGCCAACCTGTACGGTGCCGACCTGCGCGGTGCCTACCTGCGCGGTGCCGACCTGCGCGGTGCCTACCTGCGCGGTGCCAACCTGTACGGTGCCAACCTGCGCGGTGCCGACCTGCGCGGTGCCAACCTGTACGGTGCCGACCTGCGCGGTGCCAACCTGCGCAGTGCCGACCTGTACGGTGCCGACCTGCGCAGTGCCGACCTGCGCGGTGCCTACCTGCGCGGTGCCGACGGAGAGAAAAAGAAGGCCCACTCTATCCGTATCTTTTCATCTTCCCTGTATCCCTTCGTAGTGCTTGCTGTGCTGTTTGAAGATGGGGAGCGCATGGTCAAGATGGGGTGCCTAGAGAAGACACTGGCCCAGTGGAAGAAAGTAGGTATCCGTAAGAGCAACTTGTCCGAGTTTCCTGACGACAAATCCGAAAAATGTGAAGATCGCGTCGGTCTGTTCAATCTGGCTAAGGCTGCGGTTACGCGCATGAATCTGCCACCGAAAGCGAAGGCAACCAAATGACCTACGACGCAACCGCGCTCCTCGCTATCTACGTTTTTCTCGCCATACCTGCGTTCCTTGCTGCAATAGGTATTACGCAGTGGCTGGTTGAGTTTGTAATGTTTGCAGCACACCTCTGGAGGACACGATGAGCGAAGCAATTGAAGGCCGCAAGGTTCGCCAGTTGGTTGTGGTGAGCGATACCGAGCATCAGGAAGGCATCTTCGCAGTTGTATGCGAGGACGGAACGATGTGGGAGCGCAGATATCTCTACAACGGGACGGCAGGCGGCAATAGGGGTTTGCCTGAAAACTTCGCTAACGTCTGGTTGCAGATTCAAGCCCCACCTGAACCAGACAACCAAGACATCAAGTTTTAGTAACCCTCTACCAAGGAGCAAGAAAATGCAGATTGACCAGAATAAAGTCGAGTTAGCGATTGTTGAGCAAGTTGCGGGCGAGCTTATCGAAGCTGATGGTTTGCGTGACCTCGTAGCTAAAACCGTTGAGCGCCGCATTGACAACATCTTCAAAGAGACTGCCGACAAGCAGATTAGCGATGCCGTGATGGGCGCTATCAAGGCAGGATTCGAGCGGCCCTACCGCAAGGCCAATTCTTTCGGTCAACCTACAGGCGATCCGACAACAATCGCTGCGGAGCTTGAGAAGCAGGTTGCTGGTTACTGGAATCAGATGGTGGATAAGCAGGGAAATCCCGCCGATAATAGCTACAACAAAACCACCCGCGCCGAATGGGTGATGCTCAACATGGTCGCTTCCGACTTCCACGGAGAAATGAAACAGCACATGGTCAATGTAGCGGCTTCCCTGAAAGATGGGTTGCGCGCCAAGCTACACGAAACCGTCAACTGTATGCTGTCAGACGTTTTTCGCGTTCGCAGCTTGGAAGACCAGAAAATAAACCAGCAGAACGATTCAAGCTGCATCCACCCGAAAGCCAAGTAACCGAATCAGAACTCTAAGGAGCAATACAGTGCCAGAAAACACGCAAATTGAGCGCGTAGCAACCACGCCGTCAGGGATGCAGCTTCTCGCGGAGCTATCCCGCAAGGTGACAGACCCGCAGGCTGCAATTGAGATTGCCAAGCAGATTGTTGACCTTGAAACCAAGTGGGAAGAGATGCGCCAGAGCCGGGACAGATTCGATTGGGAGAAGTTGGAGCGCCAGGCGAAGGTTGAGTTTGCGGAGGCGTTCAAGAAGTTCAAGGACGATGCTCCCCGGATTCTCAAGACCAAGCACGTCTACTTCGAGAGCAAGAAGGCTGATTCCCCGGCGACGAGCTACTACCACGTCGAACTGGACAAGGCTTGCGAGCTGCTGATTCCCGCGCTTCTCAAGGTCGGCATAACGCACCGCTGGAAATGCACAGACCTTCCCGGTGGCATGACCCGCGTTACCTGCTTCCTGCGGCACAGGCTGGGCTATGAGGAGGAGGGCGCTTCACTGGCTGGCCCTGCTGACCAG